TTGCTTGTTTACGTTCTTCGCTAGCTTTACCTGTTTGTTCGTTTGTTAATCTTGTTTGCGCTTGGGTTTGTTGTATCTGACCATAGGTTTGCGCCGCTTTCATTCCTGCGGCATAGGGGTCTGCAAACTGCATTTTTTGTCCGGTGTAGCTCGCGCCTTGCGGGGTCGAAGCTCCACCGAGTTTTGCTGATAAGATAGGGTTTATACCCGCTGCTCGAAGATCTTTGACTTGTCGTTGATGGGCTGTATTGCTCATACGTTCTTGAAAAGCCATTTGTTTTGCTGTGGACGCTTTAGAAAGCTCATTAGCATGAGCGGCTTGAGCTTCATTACGCTTATTAGTTCTATGTTGTCCGTAATATCCAACGGCTGCTGCTGCTAAATATTGCCAAGCCATTACATGCACTCCTTTACATTTATAAGAAGGGCGTCACCAACAGCACAAAGGACATCAGCCCAAGGCTGCATATTGTGATGAATAAGCCAAACAACACCTGCACCAAATATGGCAGGAAGAGCAAACTTCCTAGCCACATTAATAATAATGCTCCACTGAATTCCATTCATGTTTCACCTAAAAGTGATCAATTAAGCCAGGCACGCTATATACTGGCATCGGTCGTGTTGTTTTAAGGTCGAAATACCAATCGAATATAAATTCTGGTTCGGTTGTTACCGCTATAACGCGGTCTATTGGTGGATTTTCCTCGATAAACGACGAGTTAAGCGCCGGCAGCGCGGTGAAATCCTGAGCCAGATGCCAAACATCTAGGCTTCCTGTTGCGTTACTACGCATTTTTCCTGTGATCTGACTTGGTTTATACCGGTATTCTGCATAACGTTCTTGATATCCAAACGTTTGCGTATCAGCTGATGTACCTTGTGCATAGATTTCTTGATTTAGAACTGCTTGTTCGCCTAAATGGGCGAGGGCAGGCCAATAGAAATCCCAACGGTCACGGCGTGACCACATCCGGTTCATACCTTGTTGATATGTTAGGTCTGCAAATACACATGCCATGCCGATTAACACGCCATGTTCTACAAAACTTTTTGAAAATCCGCCGCGAACACTAAGGGTTCCTAATGCGGATAAATTACCTTGCGGTGAGGTTGTATCTGATGAGCTTGTCTGTGGTACTGGCTGCATCATCAGTTCTGTTTTGTTTCCGCCCAGATACTCTGGTCGTTGTAACCGTGCGTCTGGTGAGGTTACTCCGAAATGTGATTGTAGAATTTCGGTATATCTTGTTCCGCCTCGGGCGTCACGCTCATATAGTCTTTGAATTTGAAACGCTTCGCGCAATTCGTTAATAGTAGCTGCTGTCGCATCTGTAAGGTCTGCATACATTGCATTGCCGCCAGCCTGATTAAATGGCTGGACGTTGGATGGATTTGCCACCAACTGATAAGGCAAACTATTGGTACTAAGAACCACATCTACTGTTCCCGCGTTGTCAACTGCAACCGGTGCTGATGTACCAAGTGGTAAGTTAACAGCAGACCCTTTTTGAGGCCATGGTAATGCCGAGGTGAAATAATCGTGACGTTTGCCACGCTTTTGAAGAGTATAATCAGTTAGTGTATCTGGTCCATCGCCTTTATCTACTGTAATACTATCTTGTAGGTTTTCGTCCCTAAACCACTCATTCCAAATTAATGAATATGCTCTTCCATGTAAGTTATTGAAATCTATACCAGAAATTTTCGTGGGTAAACCCATGTAATCAAAAAGACTGTTTTCTCCGACTGTTGCATTTTGAATTTGTGGGATTAAGAAATCTGTACTGTCGCCCGGGTCGTCTTGGGCGCCATTGAATTTTTCCCAGTTATCCCAAATCAAACGATTTGGTACGAAGAAAAAGAACGTTTCTAAGTACATATTATCCATAATCGGATAAATAGGTGTAGCTAAACGGCCGAAACCGTTAGCTGTCATTTGGAAAGTATCGCCGGGTAAAACCTCGTCGACATAGATGGGAACCAACAGGCCACTATTAAAGGTGGTTTTAAGACCGTGTACACGGCTGAAGGTACTTCGTTGAATTTCAGCATTTGGAACTCTGCTAAATTCGTGACTCATTGTAGTTGGCAAATTGCCCATCGCGCCGCCAAGCATTTTAATCTCCTAGTGTTTCAATATCTATGATTTTGGTTGGTTGGATTTGTCCGGTAATGATACCGGTCTTATCGTTAAATTCACCCAATCTGTGTAGCGAGAAGTCGCTAGGGTGTTTTGCGAAGGCGTGATCCTTATTGTTGATCACTATATCTTGGATAGCTCTTACAGCTGTACCGTCTTTGATTTCCAAAAACGGTTGTGAGTACATTTCTGCTTTTGCGTCAAATACTGCGTAATATACTTTCGACATTTTCAACTCCCTTGAAATATTAATATAAAGGGATTTTGCGCATAATATACATTAGGAGTCAATAGTTAATATAACTATTTGTTTAGACTCTTGTTACCTTGTAAATGATTCATTTCATGACATTTTACAGGTTTCGGATCAGCCTTTCTAATTTTTTTATTTTTATTTCCTCTGACACCCATAGCTGATCCATTGCTTTGTTGTACTCGGTTATCACCTCGGGCGCTTCCGCTTTTCGCTTTTCTTTTAGTTCCTGATAGTAATCAGGGTCGTATTTTTCTAGCTCTTTATCGTAATACCTAGGTACTTTCATTTTAACATTATCGTGGACTATAAAATCGTGACGATGTGCGTCAGTCCACCCATATTTCCAGTACCATTGGTTACCGATACCGTTTTCCGGTTGATACCTATTACCACGCGACATTGTCGCGTACTGGCTATCAAGATCATATTCGATCTCTCCGGTTTCTTGGTTTATGTATTGCTCAGGGGAACCCTCCCCTTTCGCCTTTTTCATTACGTAGCGCGCTACGTATGCTGCACTTTGATAGGTGCAGCTCCCTATCCTGTGGAACCCATGAGGCCACAGTTGTTCTAATTCGGGTGATATATATAATTCATTACCTAATTTTTTTTCCCATAATACTTTGTCTGGAAAATCATACCCGAATATAATTGCGTGATAATGGGGACGTTTGTTTTCGTCGCCATATTCCCCGCAGTGAAAGAATTTTACTTCTTTCCCTATTTTTTTTCGTAACCGTTTCATAAATTTTTGAAACTCAGTTACGTCCAGAGACCACGGGCGAGGACGCTGTTCTAATGTCTCTGGGTTTATTGTTAATGTTATAAAACTGTTGTGTTCATGCATTTGGGCTTCGTGCATACATCGTATCGCCCATTCGCGACTGTGCTGGAGACGGCAGCCCCAACATTGCCCACAGGGCAAATTAAAACCCTTTGCGAAAGCAAAGGGTTTATTAAAGACCACTTTGCCCTCGTACTTGAAGGCGAGGAGTGGGTGATAACATGCCATATTAAAGCCTTATTCCACCTCGCATTGGTTTTGCAAAGTTACTTGGCTGTACCGCCATAGCTCTTTTCGTAAACAGTTTTTTGCTCTTTGTTTTGTTCATTTTCTTTCTGTACTTCATCGTTTTCATTCCTTTCGTAGAGTTGTAGCCAAACCTCGCCTTTTTCGTTTGGCATTGGGTAGGTTTCTAACTTCATGCTAAATTTATCTTCGCGCTTAAACGCGGCGCCCACATGAATCCAGTTTGTTCTGTCACCAGATCTTTTAGCTTGGACTACTTTATAATTCACATTCCACACATTAACCTCCATTGGTGTCAGTAGGCACAGTTAACATCAAGCAGTTAACTGTGCCCGCGAATCCTTACTCCACAGCTTCTTGTGGAGCGGGAGGTGCGGATTCGCTTTTTGGTGTCACCTCCACCTTCGGTTCGGGCGCTTTCGCTAACCCCATTTCTATCATTTTTTCCTTGTTTTTCGGGTTGGTAGCAAATTCAAAAAATAATCCAGCGTTATTGTTGAATTGTTCCCGAATGTCACTCGGTAGCGTTGCAAAGCTTTCGTTCGCGTCGCGAACCATGTTGAGAGCTTCTGCATACTCATTGATTTCTGAATAATCGCCATATTGCGCTATTCCTTTATTTACGTTGGCAATCAGACCAGTACGGTCGTATTGCCTAATTATGTTTCTCACATCGGCGGCTGCCGCATGTGATTGTTGTGTAAGGCTTTCGCCTTGTGTTTGGAAACCTGACCGGTTTCTGTCGCCATAGGCTGTTTTGAATTTTACTTTTGTCATCTCATTTACCTCTAATTCGTTTATATTTTGCGTATTCTTCTGACATCGCACTCCAAAATCCTGTATCTTCACGTCTGTTATAAATTGTAATTTTGGAATGACGAGTTGGCGCAGCTTTGCCTTGTTCTAAAACCCTGTCTTGTTTTTTCACGAAATCAGGCACGAATTTATCAAAAATTGCTTGCATCCATGGAGCTACGTCTTTTCCACTAACGTAGTTTTTAAAAGCTGAATACACTTCGCTACCCATGATGTTTTTTGGTGTGTAAATCACTTCCATTGGTGCGATACCATTACGTTCTAGCATTTTAGTATTCATAATTGCTTGTTTACGTTCTTCGCTAGCTTTACCTGTTTGTTCGTTTGTTAATCTTGTTTGCGCTTGGGTTTGTTGTATCTGACCATAGGTTTGCGCCGCTTTCATTCCTGCGGCATAGGGGTCTG